CGATGTTCCGGCCAATGGTCATGCGAGCATCACGTTAGATCAGTCCAATAATGCGGCTGAGATTTATTCTCTCGCAACAGCTGATGTAGTATCTGCTTTCTCGGAGACAATTCCAGCAGACGGACATGTTGATGTCACACTTGACCAGACGAATAATGCGGCAGCTATTTACTCAGAATGTGCCGGACAGGTACAAAGCACATTCTCACAGGGCTTCACTGCATCTGCAGATGTTGCGGTTACATTGAACTGGCATATTACGAATCCATCAGCTAGCATTTCCACATCAAGTAGCGGATCATCTGTATCAGCCACTATAGCTGGGCATGCTTCAGGTGGTGAAGTCGGATTGAATGGAGCTGAGTTGTCGTGGGTAGGTGAGGAAGGATTGGAATATATCATTCCTACAGTGCCGGCCAGACGGCAGAGAGGTATTGAATTGTGGAAATCCGCAGGACGGACACTGGGAGTTCTTGGTCCTGATGATGAGATATCAGCACATGCGAGCGGAGGAATCGTTGGCAAAGAAGTATCAAACACGATACCTTATTTCGACACAGATTCCAGTTCACAAGATTCTGAAAAAACAGAGAAAGAAACTGTGCCAACGAATGTAGTGTCAGACAAATCTGGCATTGTGGTACAGGTTAACCTCTCCCCGCAATTCAATATATCAGATACAAATGACAGTGATGTTATTCGGCTCATCAAAGCGCATATCAAGGAGCTGGCTGACGATCTTGGAAGCGAAATTGCAACAATGCTCAGCGAAGCTTATGAGAATACGCCTGTTACAACATAAGGAGGGAACATGGGAGCGATATTAAAAGAATTGCATAATTCGGCATCGAAGTTCCAGTTCCCTTCGATGCCGAATGAAAATGTCGATGTAAAAAGAGAAACATCGTATCAGGAATATAACATTCTTGGAAAAGGAAAAATGAGTTACCCATCTGGTATGGGTACTCAGATTATAAAATGGTCTGGATATTTCTGGGGGGCAGGCAGAAAAAAGCTTGCCTCCGTAAACCAGAAATGGATAGCACCAAAAACTTGCGCCAGCAAGCTGAAAAACTGGCAGACAAAAAAGACACCGTTAAATCTGGTGGTTTCTGAAGCTGGTATCAATGAAGATGTTACTATCAAATCTTTTGAGTATAAGCCTTTTGGCGGACATGGGGACTATTCGTACGAGATATCTTTTGTTCCATATGGCGATATGAAGATTTATACAACAAAGGAACTGGGGATTGAGAAAAAAGCTAAAAAGAAAAAGAAAACCACTAGGCCAAGTACCAAGAAATCTACTAAAAAGAAAAAGACCTACAGGATTGTCCGAGGCGATACACTTTGCGGAATATCTCGTAAGAAATATAAAACTGAATCAAAGTGGAGAAATATCTACAATGCCAATAAGAAGGTTATTGAAGCGGCTGCTAAGAAACATGGCCGGCGCAATAGCGACAACGGACATTGGATATATCCAGGAACAGTACTGACTTTACCATAAGGAGGCGAGAGTATTGATAAATCCAATGAAATATAAATACCTCGTGGCCATTATGACTGCAGATAAAAAGGCTTACGACATCACGCAATTTGTCGAAGATGTATCCTGGGAAGAGGGAGAGAACCAGCTTGCGGCCAGAATTAGTTTTTCGGCCAAGAACGATAAAACTTCAAAGGGAAGAATTTCTTCTCTTGCCAAGCCTGGGTGTTATGCAGCACTTTTGTATTCCTATAATGGCGGCAAAAATGCCGAAGCAACCAGAGGGAAAATAGTTGAATGGAATCCTTCATCGAGAACATCCGGAGAGAAGTTTAAGGTAAAGGCATACGATGTTCTATATGATCTGCAGGAATCACAAGATCATGTATATTTTTCAGCCGGCGTAAAGACAAAGTCAGCCATAGTCCAAGTGCTGAAACGCTGGGGCATAAAGGTCACATCTTACAGCGGACCAAATGTGAAACATGGGAAACTGGCTTATAAGTCTGAAAAGCTTGGAACAGTGGTTGTGAAAATCCTCAAGGAAGCCAAAAAGAAAGGTGGCATTGAGGCATGTCTGCGGGCTGTGAAAATGAATGTGACCGTAGTTGGTTTTGGAACAAATAAAACAGTATATCATTTTGAAGAAACACAGCATCTTACAGAAGTAAACCATAAGATCAGCACTACCGGGATGGTTACAAGGGTAAAAATCATCGGAAAAGCAAATGATGATGGATGCTCACCTGTTGAGGCTACAGTTGATGGAAAGACAAGCTACGGAATCCGACAGAAGATTGTTTCCAGGGGAACCAATGATACTTTGGATGAGGCAAAAAAAGAAGCGAGAGAGATCCTTGCAGATGATGGCAAACCAAAGGAAGAAATCACGATAAAACTTCCGGATATTCCTATCATTCGGAAGGGTGACAAGATTCATCTAAAAACAGCTTCAATAAGTGCTGGGTATTATATCGTAATATCTGCTACGCATGATGTAGATAAAATGCTTATGACGCTAGGATTGAAAAAAGCACCGGCAGCAAAAAAGAGCAGTGGGAATAAAAAAACAAAAGCAAAATCATATGATGTTGGGGACATTGTTAATTTCCATGGCGGTAAGCATTATGTCAGCAGTTATCCAGATGCCAGAGGATACAGTGTAGGAGCCGGAAAAGCAAAAATCACGATCAAAGGTGGTTCTGGAAAAGCACACCCATGGCATCTGGTTACACAAAACTGGAATCAGACTCATGTCTGGGGCTGGGTTGACGATGGATCATTTGACTGACAGGAGGAACATTATGTCAAAAATGGAAAAAAATGGAATGGAAAAGCTTGCAAAGGTATTGGATTCGAGAATGGGAGAACACTCAGGAGGAGGATTTTCGTTCGACTTTGGAGTGATCAAGAAAGATTATTCCCTTGTTTCCAATACTTTTCCTTTGCCTATTCCTAAAAAGGATTATTCCGTCTGCAGACTTTTGGCCAATCTATCAACAAACGTATCTGGAGGAACACACGGAGGGCATAACAGCGGAACGGGATCACATAGCCATAAGGTGGTTATGCCTAAGTTAAAACCGGGAGATCGTGTGCTTATCGTATGGGTTGAGGGAGAACCTGTAGTCATAGATGTAGTAGTCAAGGCAAGTGGATTATAGGAGGCAATATGGAAGAAGAATCAAAAAATTTACTGCCGACTGTGGATGTTCCAGATTTTGTGGATGAAGAGGAAGACGAAGAATATGACGTTGACTATAAACCATCGCCAATGTGGGATCTTGAAAAAGGAGATTTCGTTCGCACCGCCGCAAATAATGTGCCAATGAACGATGGATATGAAGCATATAAAATATGGTGTGTAAAAACGGTATCTACAGAAAGATATTCTTGCCTGGGATATTCGGATGATCATGGAACTGAAACGGAAGATATAACAAGAGAATCTGACCAAAGCACTGTAGAACTTTCTCTAGAAAGGACAATCCAGGAAGCTCTGATGGTCAATCCGCGGACATCATCGGTAGAAGAGTTTTCTTTTGAATGGGGTACTGGGAGGGTAAAAGTATCATTCATAGTTTATTCAGTTGATGGAGAACCTTTTACCGTTGATTCAATCATTGAAGTTTAGAGGAGGTGGTTAATATGGCTAGACCAGAGTTTGAAGTTCCGGAATTTGTGTCAGAAAGTGATTCTGACCAGATACAGGAGAGGATGATGGGAAACCTTCCGGCGGATATATCGGATATGGAAGGTGATTTCCCATATGATTTTACCATGCCTACGGCCATCGAAATATCTCAGCTTGTACAGTTCAATCTTGTTCGCTGCCTGATGGTTGCGTTTCCGGAATATTCTTGGGGTGATTGGATGGATCTGCATGGTGGAGAAGCAGGAGTGACAAGAAAAGAAGCTGTAGCAGCAACTGGAACAGTGTCTGTTACGGCGGCTTATGGCACAGTATTGGCAGCAGGCACAGTTTTTGCAGTTCCTGCAACAGATCAGATGGAAGCTGTTGAGTTCCAGACTTTGCGAACTGTTACGTT